AAAGTCGATCTCCCCAAACAGAAAGAGGCTGATCGACTGTCCACGTTGTGTTGAAAATTCGTTGTGCCGAAATTGCTTTTACCTTCACTCCCATTGAGTACGCTGTATTCCATTCGGTTCCGTATAGTCCCTTGTCAACTGAGTCGTTGACGGTGAACGCGGAGTAGGTGACGATTTCCGCTTCATAGCCGAGCGTTTCAGCCATGTCCTTGAAAAACTGGGCCGTTAAGGAGCTGCCGGACAGGATTTTTGCAATCAGTTCCCGGCGCTTTTCTTCCAGTGTCGGATCAGACAGCGCTGACAGACATGCAGAAGGAATTCCCCAATCGGTAAACCAGTGCTCCAAGAGATCGAAGGACGTCCGGGGATCCGCCTCATCCAAAACTTTGTCGGCTTTAGCATCAATCCTGGCCAGCTCAATTGCTATGGAATGAAGGACTGCATCAAGCATGCTGCCCGGCACTCTTTTCCAGATGGGCCCGCGCGGCAGCAGACGATCTAATGCCTGGTCATAATCATCTACAGTGAACATTTACACCTCACTGATAGGTAATAGTTCCGGGAATCAGTATTTCGCCCGTAGCCGCATTGACATCATCCGTGGGAGAAACAATCCGGAAGGATTTGATCTCTTCAACACTGGCTACTGCACGATTGAGCGCAGTTAAAAGCACCTTTGTGGCAGGTTCAGCCTCAGCTCTAATAACGGACTGAATTGCGCTCTCCAGTTTTGCTCGGATCTCAGGCGAATCCGGAGTGATGTCCAGAGTCATGTTCAACGACTTTGGATTAGGAGCCACAACCGTGAGGATTGTTGTGACCGGCATGAGGGCCTCGATATGATTTTTGACGCGCTCAACCATGACGGAAGAGGGGACCCCAGTCTCAGTGAGGCCATCAGTCATAAATCTGACAGATACATGGCCTGGGCCGAGCTCGAGCGGGTAGCACCATGCTCGAGTAACTCCCGGAACTTCCAAAGCCCATGCAACGTAATCGGTTCGGGTTCCGGCTTTGGGAGGATTCCGCATCCGGAAAAGCAAACGGGAGCGAAGGCTTTCATCATTTTCAGTATCCGATCCGCCGGACGTTGCAGAAGACGTTGCCTCAGTTTCGACGCCAACTACCGGGGAAACCAGAGAAAGGACAGTTTCCGCCGGGATATTTCCTGAAGCCCCTGCATTTACCGCAATAATCGGAGCCGTGTTGTTTGAACTGGCGGCTGTGGTTTCAAACTGAATTTCATCGTCTGTCTGGAGCAAAGTTCCGGAAGGGACGGTGCCCGAACCCGAGAAAGTTACGGTGCCTTCTGCTGCCGTGGCTTTCTTTCTATAGATTCCGTACTCGGAAGCTCTGCGCTCCAGATATGGTCCTTCAGCCGTAGTCGCGAAAATCTGCTTAGAGACATACTCGATGTATCCGTACAAACTGTAAGCCGCACCTGCAAATACGCGTGAAAAAACGGTGATTAGCGAGCGGCGCAGAACCCGCTGTCCATAACGACTTTCCGCGTCCGTCTTTATCCGGTCAATAAGCTGATTTAATGTTGGTCTTTGAAAACTCATGGTATATCCCAAAGATTTTGAAAACGGGCTTGGAGGGTTTTGGCGTCACCCGGACGAATGACATCGATAGTCATATCCAGGCGCCCGTTATCTCGATAAGTTTTGACGTCAATTTCCTGAGCTAATGCGTCAGTGAGCATCCATTGCAGCGACTCTTCCGCATACTCACGTGCTCTGGCAGCCACCTCATCAGTGAGTTTTTCCCGCTGCAGCAGCCATAGCCGGGAGCCGATTCGGTCATTTGATTCATCAGCGAAAGTGTCTCCCCACCATCCTTGTCTCTGAGGAATTTCAACGCCATCGTCATCATTGCTGCGACGCCAAGAAAAAAGGCTGATGAGAAGTGCCTGGACTAACTCATCAGCCTGATATTCAGAAATATCGGCTTGTTTGCCGTTAATAAAACATTCCATCAAACCTCCTTATTTATCAGGAGCCGAACCATGGTCATGCGTGTGGTTATCGAGAGAAACTCCGTTAGCTGTAACGTCACCTGTTGTAGTCAGCTCGCCGTAAACAGCTGCTCCGTTACCTCCGGAAATAGCCAAACCTCCGGAACCTTTGATTAAACCGTCGACGATTAACTGACCATGGATTTTTGTCTTCGGCGCTGTTATGTCCACATCGCCGGTACTTGAAAGCGAAGTTGAACCTCCGACAGTCGCAACGAGGTCTTTGGGAGTTTCTATAAGCAAGTTATCTCGCGTGAAATAAACTTTTTGGCCTTGATCGTCGTAAATAGCGACCTCTCCGGGCTTCATATTCGTAAGGCGATACCTTCTGTCGGCCACACAAAAAATGATCCCGTTTGACCTGTTGCCGTCAAAGAACATTGCAAAGGCCTCTGCGTTGCCGTCCGTTTTTGGTTCTGAGGTAAAGCCATACGGCTCAACATGCTCCAGTTCGCTGCGAACTTCTCCGGCAAGAAATTCGGCCTGTAATTCGCGCATTTTTTTAGCCGAATTTGAGAGCGTAACGACTCCCCGAGCCAGCATGTCCTGGATCTGCTTTACAAGATTCATATATGAAAAAAGCCCGCGATTTGCGAGCTTTGATAGTTATTGATAGAGAAGGGCCAAGAATTATCGCTTGGGCTCGGGCAACTCTAAAAAGGAGCTGTAAGTTCCATTATTCCGTTTATACAAATGCTCAGAATGGCCATCTGCGAATTTAACGTTAAGCGAGTCATCAAAATTTTTTCTTATTGAAACTACCTGATCACGATCGTCATTAACAGCGTATGGTGAAGCTTTCTTTGGAATGCCCAAACAATCAGAAGAGTAAGTCACTGTACCGGTGTTTGGATCTCTGCAACTCTGAAAGAAGCCACCCTTCGCTAAGGACACACTAGAAACGGTCCCAATAAGCAACGCTATAAGAATTTTCTTCATAGGACCTCCCAAGACATATGCTTTATTTTACTGCTCCCCAAGGGTCTGCCGCTGAACTCTTTTTTCCGGATGTTACAGTTGCACCTTTTCGGTTATAACCAGCCTCTGGGATTGATTCCAGTGTGGTAATCGACCCTTGATTGTTCAGTGAAAAACTGACCTTTCTGATGAGCTGAACATCGCGGATATGAAGAATTTCATCCTCAACTTTCACTCTTGAGTTTGCCTTCCATAAACGGCTATCGGATTGACGCCAACCCTGAACGGTATGATTGCATGCCAAAAAATTGGCCTTTCGGAAAGTCAGTTCAAATTCAGCGCGATTTTTTGCAATGTTGTTTGAACTCTGCCCGGTGTCTTTAATCACAAGCAGTCGGTAGCGATCAATATCGCTGTCGGTGGCGATACCTTTGTCTTGGCTAACTCTTTGCCCAAACTCTAGATCCGATCCTTTGTGCTGCCCCAAGATTGCATAGATACTAAATAACTTGGTTGCATCAAAACTCGCACTTCCGGAGAGAATATTTTTCCCTACAGTCAAAGAATCAGAGGAATTCCCGTTAGAACCAACTTCAGAGATCACCAAATCTCCAAATTCGTTGTCTGTAACAATGAGATTGTCCTTAGTCAACAACCTGTTAATTGAATCGACAACTTTTTCTCCCGGATTAACAGTGAAATTCACAATTTTCGAGTTGAAATCTTTAATTTCGCAGATGACCCGTACTCCATAAGGCGCGCATAAGTCGGAAATTATTTGCACCGGCGTCTGATTGTGCCAACTTGTATTTACCGTTTTTGCAGGTTTAACCTCCAGTTTCTGCTTATTAGTTGTCTTTACGTCTTTCCATTGATCTGCTGAAGCAGAAGAGGGGCTGGATGCAATGGCAGCCCATGGAGAACAACAGTCCACTAAATCAACTGTTTTAGATTTACCTTGAACCTGAACTGTGATGCTTCTCGCGTCGTAACTAATTGGAGTAGCCGTTATGTACCCCGTACAAACCGTATCCTCTCCAATTTTTAAAACAACTTTTTGGCCTGGCTGCAACCGCGAAAAATTATGATTCCCGGGAAAATTATCCGTTACCGATAAAACGAACGCCCGGCAAATCTGGTCAATGCTCATGTCAATGCGTGCAGACTTCCATCCTTCATACCGAACTCCATCGACTTCAATCGATACCTTATTGAGGTCTCCCGTGGAATCGCTCTTAGTATTCATTTACTCAAAATCCTTAGTTCACTCGGGCAGAAAGCAGCATGTTTAACTTTGTTCCGAGTCACGATTTCCTGAAACCGCTTTGAATCGTCGTAATAGTCATAAGCTAAAACGAGTGCCGGTTCGATTTGCGGAGTTTCGATCTCCAGCAGACGGCTAAGGCCTTCAGCTTTCGTTGTTAGGTTTGAAAAAACAACCGAGCGTGCGTCGAGCAAAGTCATAAACATCGAATCACTGATAAAAGGATTCTCCAGTTCGGCGTCAATTGCTGTAAGGAGCTGATCTCGAACTTCCAAAATCTCATCGACCGATGTGGTGACGTATTCTTCCGACTGCTCAATATTTTCAAATTCATCAGACGGATCCGATACATCCATATCCGTGCCGATGAGGGTACTCGCGCCGACAGCGTTAGCCAGAAGCAGCTCCCGCGTCAATGTCTCGATGGCGCTGGAATCTTCCAGCGTCTCAGCTTCGATGTCACTTGTCACAGCGGGCATTGCTGCCAGTTGTCGCGTGTGACGATTTAACGAGTCTGATTGAGTTGTTCCGGCAATTTGATTCACGATTCCGGACCAACGGGCCTGAGTCGACGCGAATCTGGAAAGCCCCAGGACGGACGCGAATTTGTCGGCAAACGTCCGGGGATCATCCAAAAGAAGCCCCGAAGCCTGCTCAGCAAACGTCGTGACTTCATCGACCACATCGAATATTTGCGCTAAGTCTGAGCTGGAAATAACACCGAGGCTTTTAAGCAGTGTGCCGTTAATCGCCGACTGGACCAACGAATAGACCGCACTCTGCTTAAAGCGATCAACAAAATCTCCGACTGCACCAACCCCAATCTTGTCTGCTAACTGCCGGGCCAAGGTCGGTCCGCTCGTTAGCATATTGGGGAAGGACAACTCCCCGGCTTCAACAAATGTGATGTCCAATGAGCAGTACCGCAGCTCACTGCTGCTGTAACTAATACTGCTTGCATCAAACACTGTTACCGTCAGAGCGCCCTCGACCGGGTGAATAAAGGTTCCCGGGCCGGGCGACAGCAGGGCCTTTTCCAATCTTTGGGCCTTTGCATCACAGTCATCACCGACTAAGAATGCCGAGCACTTGTACATTGTTGCACCCTGGCCAAGATCCTCCACATAAGGAATGTCACGCTGAGGGTACTCATGCAGAACTTTTCGACGTCGGATCGTTTTTGAAACAGTGGCAACGTGAAACGGAACCCCTTTGTATGAGCTGTTCCGCAGGTTTCTGGTGAAAATTGAAGTCATTGTTAATCTCCGCCGATACCTCTGCCGGAATGGCCGACGTCTCCGGAAATCTTCAAGTTATCACTCGAAGTGGCTTCCGAAACGGTGGCTTGAGCGCCTCCGGTAGCAGTGACTTCGATCTTCATCGTGCCCTGCATCGACTGGGGAGCTAGAGCAATCGGAGCAGAGGCATAAATTCCGGAGTTCGGGACCCCGGCCACTGCCAGAGCAGGCTGGCCAGCTACCGGTGCAGCCGTCTTGTTATCTGTCCAACCCAGTTTTTCAGCAATGAAGTTCATCCCTTTTTTGAAGGAATCGGGCAACATGCTCATTAAATCCAGGTTAGAGAAGAAATTCGTGAACGAGTTTCCGATATTGGAGAGGATGTTTCCGGCGTTTTCAAGCATTTTCGGTCCGATCTTTTTCACAGAATCCGGAAGCAGATTGAAACTGGCTCCGAACGTCTTACAAAAGCCGTCGGTAATCTGCTTCAGATCTAAGTTGAACAAACCCTTGAATATGGTGATTACGCCATCGGCCAAGTCGGTGAAATACTTTTTGATGTTTTCAATGACGGGGCCAACGGTTGAGTAAATCGAATCCCAAAGGGATTTGAAATACGGACCGACCGTATCCCAATTGGCAATAATCAGAGCAGCGCCTGCAGCAATGCCCGCGATGACCATGCCAATCGGAGAGGCCAGGAAGGCAAGACCTAGGGTTTTCAGGATCGACAGCAGTGACCAAAAGGACGAACCTAATGTCATTACCGATCCGATAAAGTTTGCAATACCGATCACCAGTTTCCCGGCAAACAGGCCTGCAATAACTTTTAGAACTGTCTCGAAGCCGCCGATTGAATCAAAAAATCTTCCGATGGCGTCAAAAGCTGCAGTACACGTGTCCGCCAAGCGCTGAAAGTCTATCTTTTGGAGCTTGTCGGCAAATGTGGCCACGGCCTGAGAGATTCGGTTTGAGAATGCCTCTTTGTTTTTGGCAATGAACTCAGTCAGATTATTAATAATCGGAGAGAGCACCGGAGCGAGTTTTGCGCTCAGAGTGTTGCCAAACGCATCAAAAACCATCCCCAGTTCGGAAAATCTGTCGCCTAGATCAGCAGCGGCCTTAACATCCGCTCCGGACATTGCGATACCGAGCTTATCTGCACGCTCCTCCATTGCCTTCAGGCCGTCGGCACCGCCTTCCAACATCGGAACAAGGCGCTGGCCTTCCTCCCCGAAGGCTGCAATCATCATTCGGGCACGAAGGCCCGCATCAGTATTGCGCTGAATAGCATTCGCAAACGCCGGCATCACGTCGGCAGCTGTCCGGAGTTTGCCATTGGCATCCTTCAAGGAGATGCCCAGTTTTCTGAATAAAGATGCCAAATCCTCATTCTTCCCGGCAGAGGCTTTTGCGATGTTTTCGTTCAGTTTTGCGAGTGACTTATCCAAAATGTCCGTGCTGGCCCCGGACAAGTTGGCTGCATACCTGAGCTTTTGAAGTCTTTCCGCTGAAACTCCGACCCGTACTGAGGCTTTGTCGATTGAGTCTCCTACCGACAAAAACTTACTCATCATTGTCGAGAGGGAGAATCCAACCGCGGCTGCCGCTGCAGTAATCGGCAGCCGGCTTCAGTCACCTGATCGGTGACGTTCGTCAACGAACGACGAAACTGCCTAAATTGCCCGTTGAGCTTTTTAAAGTTATCGGAATTGAGGGTGTTTCTGAGGCCCTTCCAGCGGGAGGCCAACTTTTGAATAACGGGACTCAGTTGATCCCTGACAGCAAAAATGGCTGTCAGTCTCAAATCTTTACCTGCCATTTTGTTCCTCTCTTTCTCGTAAACGTCGGTACTGCGCGTCCAGCAGGAACATTTCGTCTAAGGTCATGGAAAAAATTTGGCCGGGTGTCATTCGCC